TACTATTACCGTATTATTAGAGTGCTTTTTAACGAAAGTTTTATTTCTTCTTAAAGCGTTGACATCTCTCAAAGTCCAAAATAATATGTCATCTTGATTTGGAGTCTTTCTTTGAGGATATTTTTGGATGAAGTTACCTATATATTCAAAATCAGCCAACCTGAATGTTTTATCTTCTATAGTTTTAAAAGTGTAATTTAATATATATTCGTAGGACATACCTTTTTCTGTTCTTTCATAAAGCGCAATTATAATAGGGAAAGGATTTGTTTTTGAAGTTTTGTAAAACTCAGCACTGCTTATTATTAAATCATCAATTAAAGTATAGTTTTCCTTAAACTCTTTTAAAAGATTAAAATTAGCTTTTTTAATGAGATAAGATAAAGGATGTAAAACACAAATATAATTAGCCTTTAACTTATTGAACATTAACAAAAATGAAATACCAACATCTCTGGCTTTTAAATCTTCATCAACTTCAAATTGCAAATGTTTTATATTTTTCTTCACCAAGGAAGTAGTGTCATTATAAGGTGGATTACCAATTATAATTAATTTCTGAGATTTTTCGATTTCATATTTTTCTCTATTTACGTCGACCAAGGCATTGAAATTGTAGAATTTCGCATCCTTTACAAGACTAGTTGCTGTGTTATAAGCTAACAAATCAATATCATTCCCTTTTTTAATACCAACAGTCTTGTTTAATAAAAAGTTTCCATATCCACAAGCACAATCAAAAATAACTGTGTCCTCATCAACATAATTATTTATCATTTTCCAAACGACGTCAACATATTTTTGGGGAGTATAATAAGCCCCAAGATTAACAGTTGCAAATTCGTCTAAATGATTCTGTAATCCCATTGTTGAAGGTACTTCCGATATATTCAACATTAATACCAGCTCTTTCTCAGATTCTGCAATCATTTCTCACCTCCTATCCACATATTGACCATCCGCACGAATAACACACAATACAGCCACTTTCATGAATTACTGGCGAGCCGCACTTCCATGCACTGCTTTTATAAAATGCTTCAGCCCAAGGTTTCATTGTTACTTCGCCTCATCTACACCCTCAATACTTCAGAATTTAAGCCTATCTTTGAATGACTCCCAATCAATTTTAGTTACATCACCTAATTGTATGGTGCGTGGATAATTCTTTTGAGTAACTGCAATAGCATATTTGTCAATTTCTGATGCGTAATACTGGTTGTAAATCTTTCCTGCTCTCTCAAGGGCAACCTGACCGCAAGAAATGCCATCAAATAGGCTTACAACAGTGTGTAAATATGTTTCTGGTATGAAGGAAAGTATGTGGGCTATCACATCTACTGTCCAGCCATTGCCAAGCATTTTATATCTTTGTGTATTAGATATTGGTATTTCTTTTCCGTCAATAACCCCTATGGCAGTATAGTTATCTGGTAGAGTTTGAAGTCTTTCGCACTCTATTGGGGTAAGTTTTCGTATATACATTTCTTTTATATTCCATATCATATTATCTTTTTGTACTGTAGTTAATGTATTTGTTTTACCATCAAATCTTGGTTCGTATTTTTGTTCAATTTCCCCATCATCATTATATCTGCCACGTTGTGCGACACAATATACTACAGCATTTTGTTTTTGATTTCTGTTTAATCCTCTCCAATCAGAAGCCATTAAAGTTATAGCCTTTTCTAATTCTTTACCTACTTTGTTTTTTCTATCATATTCAACTGGTATCAAATATAATCCTGTTTTAGCACCTCTACCACCTCCATTAGCCGATAGAGTTACACTTTTGCCTTCTATTGCATAAACCCTATCGCCTTGACCACCTGAATTAAATTGTCCCACTTTAAACGGTTTCTCAAAAACTACTTGTCGTCTTTTCTTTTCTAAATATTGTTTTAAATTAGTTCCTTTAAAATAACTTGCATCTATGCAATATGATTTTAGCCTATCAGTATATCCATTTTCTAATATGTCTTGCAAATAAATATGCTTATCTTCTGGTTGTTGTACTCCAGGAATATTAGTCCAATAAAGCCTTTTCCTATTCTGTGCAGATACCAAAGCAGAATTGATTTCTATTGGCTTTACACCCAAATGCTGTGTTATTACGTCTTCGTATTCTTTCTTCATTTTTACATTTTCAAGTAAAAAGTACTTTGGCTTTAACACTTCTAATGCTTTCACAAAGTCGAAAAACAACTTACTTCTTGGGTCAGAAAAGTTTAATTGTTTTCCTGCAAAACTAAATCCTTGGCATGGGCTTCCTCCAAGTAATAAATCTATCATCTTGAACCTCCTAACCACCCTGAAAGTCGTCGCAGAACGGTTTACTTTTCACCAATATCATAATACCACATATTTTTTGATATAAGACATATTTTAACTTATCCACACAAACCCCACCCACAGCTCTGGCACACTACACAGCCACTTTCGTGAATTACCGGCGAGCCACACTCTGGACAATAAACATAATCGTGCGCACTCTGTCTCTTCATTATCTCTTGTTTCCTTTCTCTATTTATAATTTCCATACTATCAAACTTGTCATCGCTCATAATTCTATCTACCTCATCCTTTCTGTGAGATAACATGTCAAACTCTAAAACTTCTCGCACTTGGCCCCTTTGTGGCGCATATGACCCCTTTGTGGCGCCTTTATGATACCATTGAACCCATTAAACATTATTCTCACTCCATAGCCAGCCCTTGTATAGTTCCACCCAGTCACTAAATGCCATTATTACAAGCCAGTCCTCATGGTTCTTTCGCCAAAACACAGCCGGTAGCTCGTCCGCTGAAGCATCTTTAATGGCTTGTTCAATTGCCTTATACACGTTTAGCCTTTCTGCTCGCTTACATTCAATATGTATCCCGTCCAGGCCTACTACGTCATCTCCGCCTATGCCAGAGTACTGCTGGCCACGTCTGGCACTGAAGCCATACTCTTTTAATTTCTTAGCAAGCTCCAGTTCACCACGCTTACCCTTACGCTTGCTGTTCATGCTGCGTCTCCTTCTCTTCACGCTCAAAGCGAGCGTCTAAATCTGCAATAGAACAATTGGGTCTAAATGAATAACCATCATTTTTAATACACTTTTCGTCTAATTCCATCATGTGCTTCCAAAGCTCTGGGAAATCTCTACGTATAATGCGTAACTCATTAAGACTCTTCATCGGACACAAATAACAGCTCAGACGATTGAATTTTTCATACAATCCGCCCCACGTAAAGCCTCTATCATAGCAGTACTGCAGGCAGTCTGCCTCTGTCATGCCCCATTCTACTAATGGATAAACTAAACGTCTTTTAACTTTGTCCTTATGCTCTCTTATTTTTTCATCAGCAGCTATACCAATATACTGAGTAACCTCTTCATTGAATTGTTTCATGTATTTTCTCATTTGGTCTTGCTTAAAATAACCAGTGCACCAACGCAATCTTGGATTCGGCCATAGTTTACCCTTTTTCTCTTTGCCATTTCTTGCCGCTACATCATATTCCAGCATCATATATTCAAAATCATGTTCTGGTTTCAATATCGTTATTTTTCTACCGATATATTTCTCAACTTGTGCTATGTGTTCATACATTTGTGGGAATTCAGCAGTCGTATCGCAAAACACAATATCATCTACGGGTCTGCCTTCCTCAAGCAGTCTAAGTAACATAGCAGTGCTGTCTTTACCACCCGAAAAACTAACTACGTATTTCATGGTTCCACCTCCAAATATGCGGTTACTGAAGGATAGCTAACCGAACTGAATTTAAGTTCAATCCTAGCGCAGCCTATTGGATTAGGTCCTAAGCCTTTCTGTGCTACGAAGCCGTCTTGCATCTGCCAGTCCCTCTTATACCCAGGCGTACGTAAAAACCAACCTACATCGTTGTATATTTTACCCTTTACTGATAGCCGCTCCCTTACTATGGGCACGATATACGCAGTATGACTGTGACCGTTCCAAATTACGTCTGCATCGGGCTCGTATACTGCCTGGCGGTTAGTCGCTATTACTCCCCTGGTTACCGGTGCTACTGATCCAGCTCCTGCATGTGAATAAAAGAGTTTTATGTTACCGCTTCTATTGTGCGACCGCAGCAAAAATCTGAACCAACCCTTCCAACCGCCAGTTACCGCTTTACTACCGGCTAGCCTTAAATGAAATACTAGCCTGTCTACTAGGTCGGTGTTAGAGTTTTTTCTTACAGCCAGCTCGTGATTACCCTGTGTAACTGCAATTATGTTTTTCGCATATGGCTCCAGGAATTTAGCGCTGTCTTCCACTACCACATCAAAGTATTTTTCGCATCTATATTCAGGCCGCAGCTCATCTAGATTTCTGCGTGGGTCAAATTTACCCTGCATAGCATCAAACCAGTCTCCGCCTAAAATTATTAAAGCATCTTCACTTAAAGCCTTGTCCAGATGCCGTTTAAGCACTGTTCTATCTGAAGCTATGCTGTCAAAGTGTGCGTCGGAGATCAAATATACCGCTTGCTCTAAGGTTTCTTCACTATTTAACTCTACTGTTATTACTCCGCCCTTGCATTCCGTGTTCAGCTCCATGCTATCCCTCTACTTCGCATGTTATGTCTTCTTCTATGTCGAAAATCAACCTCATTGCAGCTTGCTTCGTGTCGAATGGCCCGACTAAAATGTTGCCGTCTTTGTCTCGTTCTTCGTCTGGCACGTCAAATAACCCGTAGAGCCTTACAAACCATTTCTCGCCTTCGTCTGTAAAATGTTCCTCAATTCTTACCTGCCTAATGTAATCCGAGTTAATAAATACCGTGTCTGAAATGGCTAAAAACATATGGCCTACACCTCCCTAGGGTAGCCTTCTGTCAGGCCCGTCTAAGTACAGTATATTACAATTTCCGGCTAATCTGCTAGCAATAGCAGGCCCGAAGTTATCGTTGCCATAGTGTTCTGCTATTTCCGGCATGCTTAAATTGGTGCTAATGACTAATGGCCTGTTTAAAGTTATTCTGCGGTCGATAATATAGTAGAAGCGTTCAGCAACCCAGTCGCTTTTAATGTTCTCTTTGCCTAAGTCGTCCCATAGCAGCACGTCTACATCTACATACTTTCTAGTAATCTCAAACTCGTTGCCCCCTTCGTCATAAGCCTTACGTAGGTCAGCTAAGTAGTCTACAGTACGGGAGAAGAAGCAGTGGTAACCTTCTCTGCAAAGCTTGTGTGTAAGAGCGTGCATCATGTATGACTTGCCTGTACCATTACCACGTGGATTACTCTTAGTTCTGTGTGATGTTAGTATAATGCCCCTGCCTAGTTTAGGGTCCCAATTTTGAAGTACCTTTATGGCCTCCCTGTTCCAGTCGTCTACTATGGCATCATCAAAAGTGTGCTTTAGCTCTTCGCCTTGTAGCCCGCTTTTACGTATTAAATCCCTGTACCGCACAAACTGAAAGCAGTCTTTAGTTATAAACTTAATCCTGTGTGGCACGGGATCTAATTCGTCTATCGTTATATAGCCTTTACTGGAGCAGTCCCAGTAGCAAGCTGTTTCGTTTACTGGGCACATAGTAGGACTGTTTACCGGTACCTCTTTTACCGGAGCGTTTTTTAAGGCCTCCATCTTAGCTTCAAACTCACGCCTGCGCATTTCTAGTTTTTGCTCCAGATCTTCAGTGTTCACCTTCTCTACCTCCTTTTAATATGTTTTCAAACTCACGCTTTGAGCGCTGCTCCCAAGCAGCCCATCTATCAACCTCCTCTTCATACTCGTCCATCCATCGTCCTTGCCTCAAAAAAGTAGCAGGGTAGGGTATGAACTTGCCGCCCTGTTCCTTCCACTCCTTGCTATTCATCGCCCGCCGCAGCCCCGCCATAATCTCCTCAAACAACTGTGCGTCAGGGCTAAGCTGCCTCCAGGCCTTCATACAGTCGACCTTTGCCTTCTTTTTCGGGTAGACCTGCCAGAACTCGTTAAATCTATCAAGCTGAACCGAACTAAGGGTAACCATTTTAGGTTTAGGTACTTCAGGTTCTAAGTTCTGCTCCTCTCCTTGTTCGTGTTGCGTGCGCATATTCTTATATATACTCTCTGTAGTGATCTCTGTAGTGATCTCTGTATTTGTATCACCCTCACCGGTGGTAGGTATATCCCTGCAGGGTAATACCCCCCTCCCTGCAAGGATATACCCCTCATCCTGTGCGGTAATAGGTACGACATTAAACCCGTTGTCCGTGCTAGGCCTTAACCCGTTGTTTGTGCCGGGCCTTAACTCGTTGTCCGTGCTGGCTGCTGCTATTTCATATGTCTTAAACGTTATACGCTCTATGTTTTCTACAATTGGCTCTATGTACATTACGTTTACTAATTTTAGGCCGTCCTTAACAGTAATAGTCCTAAATTCACAGCTTATAAGCCCCTGTTCGGACAGCCTCTTTACAGCCTCTCTAACTTGTTTTTTACTGAACCCGAACTCTTCTGCTAGCTGGCCGTAGCTTTTCTGTAGTTTGTCGTCTGCAAACTTCTTCCTAAGGCCGGTAACCTGTCCCGTTGCCTCATCTCTAATAACTTCTGGCCTGTACCAATACACAATTTCAGACAAAATGGTAATCGCTATTAGGTCAGGCTTACCGTCTTTAGTCGTTATCTCCTTGTACCAGCTAAAGGGTATTACATTGCCCTGAAAATTTAACTTGAACATGCGGTTAAGTATTTCAGTGGTTTTATCCATGCTATGCGCCCTCCTCATATAGGTTAATGTTATTATAGTCTATAGTTAGCCATTTAGTCCTAGAGCCGTTAAAGCTTTTGGCTATTACGTAGCCATCAGCTATTAGGGAGTTAATGGCTCTAAAAATAGTCGTCTGATCCCAGAACGGGAATGCTTCCAGCTGCATGGCTCTAAGGCTCTTATACACCCAACGTCTGCCTTCCTTTGCGTATGGCGTTTCTTTCAGCCATTTATCTAGCTGCGTTAACACTATGCTTTCGTGTAGGCCTACATCACATGCCAGGCCTATGTCTATTAGTAGCTTCTCCGCTGTTTCTGTTTTCATGTTTCATCAACCTCCTGCCGGTGGTATAATATACATAGAGTGCGCCCGCACTCCTCTCCTCCTCCGTGTGTGGGTAGGGAGCAGGCCTCAACCTGCTCCCTGTCTTTTTTCATGCTATCTTTTCGTGTCTTTTGTTCCATCGCCGCACGTACGCATTAACCCTGCTTTTATACATGAGCGAAAACTTCATTAGTGCGTCCACTATAGCTTCTATGTCCTCTTTCTCTTCAGGAGTAAAGTAGTTATCACTGTCTTCGTTGTCTATCATTGCCGATAAGCTTCTAGCCGTGCCCACCAGCCTAAAGGCCAAGCTCTTTAACTCTTGATTATATGATTCGCCTATTCTCATTCTACTCACTCCTTTACATTTCCAGATAAATGCCGTCATGGATATCTTCTTCAGATAAGCTGAACCTTACGTATACGTTTAATGATGGCTCATACTTTTTAGGATTAATGAAGGTTACATCTAAAGCTAGCTGTGGCACGCCATCTGCCCATATTACAGTCCACTCTGCATTATCTATGGTCAGGCCATAAAACTCGTTTTGCCTAGCAAGTTCATACACTTGAGCGTATCTACCTATGGTTTCTCTGTTAAAGTACTTCAGATCTTTATCAAACCTTACAGTAAACCATTCTTTAGCTGGCCCGAACTTTACTAATTTGCCTTCCATGTCTAACGTTTTCATGCTTCTCGCCTCCTGTTATAATTATAACACACATTTTTAATCTGAAACACAAACAGGCCCCTTAACTCTTCTGAAGTATGCGCACTCCAGCTAAAAAAAGTGCTATACTTATTAGCCCTATTACGTAGCCCCTGCCAAGTACTGCGATTAACACCAGGCCTGTTAGTACGCCGAAAAAACCGGCAATTAGTGTTAGTACTCCTAACGTTTGCATCATGGCTCCTCCTTAATAATGCTAATCGTCCAGTCTAGCCACGGCACGGCTAGACAGTCACTTGCCATTTCTAAGTCGTCTAAGTCTTCATTAGGCACGAAGCTAAGCCTAGACCAGAATGGGCTATCCTCTGCGCTTACGCCTTCACGCTGTGCTGCTTCTTCTGTCGGGTACCACCAGCCGTAAAGCTGCCACGAGTTATCCTCTAATAAATAGTCTGCGTAAAAATCTCCATCTTCGCCTAGGTCTACCTGGTGCCAGCCTTTCAATTGTTCTTCTTCTGTAAACTCTAACCAACGCATTACGCTCCCTCCTCTATATTTAGTTCTCTAAAGTACTTGACTACTTCTTCAGGGCCTAAACCCTGTGCTAGCAAGAGCTTATAAGCTAATACCTTAGGGTGTGCTGCATAGTACTCTGCTTTATCATCGGTATAGCCGTTAGCTTTGTAAAATGCGACTATTTCTAGATACTGCTTTTTATACCTTCTTAACTCTTCTAGTGTTTCTGCACTTAACTGTAACATGCCGCTCTCTCCTTTCATAAAGGGCGGGAGCTTACGCCCCCACCCTCCTCTCTAGTTCCCCTAGGTATGTCTGTGTTAGCACAGACCTAATCTCGTCTAGCGCTATCTCCGTGTAGTACCATACGTGCGATACGAACATCCATCCTAATAAGTTCTTTAATTCTCTTCTCGCCGCTTCAATGGTGTCGTCGTTTATGTAGTAGGAGTAAACTAGGTCATCAGACCCATCTGCTTCTGCTGGCGTGGCCAAATCTTTGCAGTACTCTTCCATGTCATCTATAGCACGTGCTGCTGCTTCCCTTACCATGGCTACTATTACATCTGCATGCTGCTCTAGCTTTACTAGCTCTTCTTCGGCGTTATCGTGGTTAAAGTTCTCTACCATGTAAATGTGGTTATAAATTTCGTCGTCTAGCTTAGCAGATATGGCGTTTAGGTATTCATTGACCTTGCTTTGTGCGTATAGCGTTACCTCTTCTGCTACCTGGCCGAAGTCTAACAGGTGTCTGCTTTCGTTTGCCTCTTTCACGTTAGCAATTGCAGCCTTTGTCATGGCTGCGTTCAGCCTTGTTGCCACTAGCAGCATTGTTGGATTGTCTACGTACTCTTTCCTTACGTCCTTCATGCTAACTACCTCCTCCTGCCGTGCTTCTGTTGTTCTTTTTGTTTCTTCTTCTCTTCTCATCTTCTGCTCCTCCTTCGTTTGTGTTATTAGTATTATAACCTATTTTTTACACTTATAACGTATTATGGGTTAAGTGAATGTTAAGCCAGTCAAAGTGTTTACAAAGTGACAAAACTAAAAGGAGAGCAGTAAAAACCTGCTCTCCCTTGTTTGTGCGGTGCATCATTCTACACCTTAAAAAGGTATATCTTCTAAACTTACTTCGTCATCGCTAGCTAAGTGGCTTTCTATGGCCTCTTCTACTTCCTTTATAATTTCGTCTGTGTGTTCCACTGGCTGTTCACCTTTAACTATGGCCTCTACTTCGTTACAAATGGCCTCGTAGTCCGCTTTATTTATGTCTTTAGTATGTGCGTAGCCGTACTTAGAAATTACTTGCTTAAGTAGGTCCGCATTACCTTGAGCTATAGCGAACAGCCGCTTGGCTTGCTTATCCGTTATAGGGTTAGCCGGTTTATGTTCTACCACGGGCATTGCTTCTTCTAATACTTCGCTTCTGCTTTCAAACTGTGTCTCTAGCTGGTCTTCGTCTATGTTCATCTCCTCAGCTCCGTAAAGCCCCTGCAGCCCAGGTATCACTGTGCCTAAAGCTCTAGCTTCAGCTACTTTAGCTATCATCGTGGCTGGCTTATTCCAAGTCCTCTGCGGCTTACCGTCTTTACCATACCTCATGTACTCTTTAAGCGTTACAGTAGCCGTATAAGGCTGTGTCCAATCTTTACGCCATACTTTGCACCAGCCGCCTACTAATTCTTCATCGTCGAGTACTAGCGAGCCTTCACGGTAAATTAGCTGGTCGCCTTTTCGTACTATAACACCTGGCTGCCATCCTGCACATACAGGGCTAGCAGCAGCTCGCTTTCTAAACGTATTTACGCTTAGTATGGGCGTAGCAGGGCTGCCACTGTACTTTACAAAGTACACTTCACCGGTGAAAGGGTTTAGCCTCTGATATTTGCAGGTTTGCATAAACATCATTATTTCTTCGTTCGTTACCGCTTCTGCATCTCCTGAAACTAAATACTTCTTTACCACTTCGGGCGTTAATACTATTTCCTGCCCGTCGTCCGTTTGGTACTTAACCACGTAGTCACTCATACTTGGCTCCTCCTCCCGTTTACTTCTTTTACTTCTAGTACCTTAGAGCTTGTAACTTTTATTACGTTCTGTAATACTTCGGCTGGTAGCAAATCCCTTACAGCTTTAGTGTCTATGCGTTCGTTTAATCGCTCTTTTACGCACACTTCATACCTGCCAGCTATTACGGGTTTATTACCCACACTGCCTATAATGATGTCCTTTAGTTCGTCCCTGCGCTTAGATAAGCCATTAATTTCGTTGCTTAAATCCACGTATTCTGCTACTACTTCTTCTAAATTGTCCTGTTTAGGCAACTGTTTAGGCCGCGTGGCCTGTTCGTAATAGTCAGGGTAGCAGAGATGCACGTAAGGACAATATGGAAGCCTACAATTCCAATTATCATAAGGGTTATACGGCGGCAGTAGCTCTTCATTAGTCTCTATCTTGTCTAGTAGTTCATTTAGCCTCTTTAACTCACTGGCAACGTAATCTTCGTCGTATGTTATTTCTTCAATGTGGTGGTCCCAATACCTAGTTTTAGGTGTCTCCTTATTACGTGCTATTAGGTAACCTGTTTCTAAACCTTGTGCATGAAGGTAAAGCTGCACCTGAAGATAGTATTGCGGGTGGGCCTGTTTAACGCCATTTTTTCTGAGCTCCTCAAATCCTCTACGTGCTAATGCCTTTGCCTCAACTAATATCCTGCGCCCTTCGTGGTTTGTGGCAAGGCCGTCAATATGTCCTCTTAGCAGCTCTCTGTCGTTGTACAAAATAGTTACTTCCTTCTGCTCATCGTGGATTACGTACGGTGCGCCAGGTAAATGTTCTGCCGCCCATCTAAGTATAGAAGCTTCGTGGATATTACCCTCCTCATAGGCTCTTTCAGTGCCCTCCCATGGTGGTAATCCTACTATGCCCCACGCTTCGTACTGTACCCTCTTCGGACATGCCCCTGCACTACTTACCCTAATCCTGCTCATCTTCGTCCTCCTCAATGCACAAAATATCCATTGGATCAATATTTAAGATTTTGCACACTTCGTTAAGGCGGCCGATAGTAAAGTCTACTTTACCATTTTCTAGATTATTGTAGCTACTACTCTTAAACCCCAGCAGCGTAGACATCTCACGCCTCGTAATGCCTTTGTAAGCCCGATAAGCCCTAAGCTTGTTTAAGTCTACATACACCTTACCCATAGTTTTATACCCTCCTAAATCGTGTATGGTGCTGTTATTCATAGTTATATTATAACACATGCAAACAGATAATAAAAAAGCCCGTGGGTAGGAGAGAGCGAGCACCCCACGGGCTGGCTACTAAAATATAAATAATGTGTAGCCTACTGCTTAAAGTCCTCCCAGGCTTCGCCTAGTTCTGCTTTCAGTTCTTTTAGCGCAGCTTCGATTAGGGCCTTTACTTCTTCCGGCGTTAAATCTAAGCCCATATAATCTGACATGTCACTTAGCCACTCTGCTGCTCTTTCGTATTTCTCAGGTCCACCTAAATCCTTATATGCCTGCTGAACAAACATTACAGCAATTCGGGCCAATTCCTTCTTTGTCTCCAGTTCATATATTATCTTCTGCACCTTCTCCGAGCCCAGCTTCTTCTGTATCCATGCCACCAGGTACGCTACCAAGATTGGTACTAAAATAGCGATAATGTCGTATAGCAGCCTTAAAATTACATCATGCATCTTACTGCCCTCCTTTCAATTTTTCATATAACTTTGCTAACATTGTAGCTACTTCTGCCTTCGTAGCTGCTTTGTCTGGGTGGAAGTTTCCATTAGCGTCCCCTTGAATAATCCCTAGGTCGTATAGCTCTTTAATGTACTTATAGGCCCAGTGCGTTGTTGGTACGTCTTTCATATTCTGCCCCTCCTTCACTAAAGGCATTCCAAAGAAACTAAGCACTCCATTAGCTATGCCAATAGCACACTTCCTTTGAAACGCCTTATTCTTCAGTAATACTTCCTCTTCAGGGTTACTGATAAATGCCACTTCTACAAGCACTGCAGGCATTTTCGTATATCGTGTTACGTAGTAATTACCCTGCTTCACTCCTCTATCCCTTAGCCCGATCTGTTTAACTAGCTCCGTCTGAATAAACTGCGCTAAAGTCCTGCTCTTAGCATCTTTAGGGTAGTACCACGTTTCTGTCCCGTGCGCAGTCTTATCGTCAGATGCGTTGCAGTGGATTGAAATAAAAATATCAGCCTTAGCACTGTTCGCCACGTCGCATCGGGCTTGTAGTTCGTTAGGCTGTTTTGCCGTTCTTACATCCTTGTCCGTTTCCCTGGTCATTACTACTTCTAAACCGGCAGCCTTAAGAATGTCCCTAAGCTGTAGCGATATCTGAAGCGTAATATCCTTTTCTTTCGTCCCGAAATACCCTACTGCCCCAGGCTGGCTTCCACCATGCCCAGGATCAATGCATACCTTCATCGTCGCTCCCTCCCTTCTTTGTCTCTTCTCTCTTTATACCTGCCAATGCCCACAGCTCGCCCGTGGTAAATGCAAACCAACTCGCTATTAACGTTGATGGCTCTGACCCAGTGTGCCAATATATCGCTAACACCGCCACCACAAACACCGCATTTAGCAATATCACCCAGCGCACTACCTTCTTCGAAAAACGCTCCTCAGTCATCTTTCTCATCTCTCGTCCTTGCAAGTATCTCGTCAATTTTTGTTTCTTGCCGTGCCATCTGTACTTCTATCTGATGCAGCACGGTCATTAGTTCCTTTAATGCTTTAGTATTATTTTCTATTACAGCTGCTAGTTCTTTGCTGTTATCTACGGGCTTCGTACCGCCGATAATCTTTACGAATACGTAGCCAAGCATTGCTATGGCGAAAATTGCTACTCCGTACTGCGCTATCTCAGCACCGGGCATATGAAGTCTTCTCTCACAGCAGCGCTTCTAAAAGTCTGTCAAATATCTTTTCGTCAGCAAATTGCCACGCTAATTGGTCTGCGTACTGATTAGCTATCGTAAGCACGTTATCAGCAGTCATCGGCACTATACCGGCTTGAAATGGATCGTACGGCTGTAAAATCGATAAATTACCATCTATATACAGCATATACACTTCTCCTCCTTCAGGCACATTTAGGGAAGTTTTTACCGTTGCAGGATCTACTCCATTAATCGGCGACACTTTGTCCCATACCTCAACTGTAATCCTTGACCGTTCTTCGTTAAAAATAGCTTGCTGCTCTATCGTATCCAGTGCTGCCTCAATTTCCGCCATTGTCTTAGTTACACCTAAACTGTTTAACCTCTTCCACGCTGTCACTTTGTCTATCATTTTACTGCACCTCCTTTTACGGTCTTTGCACCCAACCGTACACCAATTGTCCACATAATACCAAGTCACCGTCGGCGTTAACTGTCGTCTTTGTGAACATAGGAATGTTCTGGCTCCCTACCCGTAACGATCCACCCACGTAATACACGATATCGCCTGCTTTGACAGGCAATACTATCTTGGCAGGGTTGTACTCCTCGTTGGTGGCAAAGTGGCTGCTACCGTTCCACCCTCCCACAGCATACAGCTTACCATTCCCAGGAGCGGCTGCGGCTAAAGCACTCCTCGCCGTGGGCATGGCTGCCTTGGCAGTCCAGGTGTTAGTGGCAGGGTCGTACTCCTCATTGGTGGCAAGGTGGCTGCTGCCGTTATACCCTCCCACAGCATACAGCTTACCGTTCCCAGGTGCGGCTGCGGCTAAGTAACCCCTCGCCGTGGGCATGGCTGCCTTGGCAGTCCAGGTGTTGGTGACAGGGTCGTACTCCTCGTTGGTGGCNAAGTGGCTGCTACCGTTGTACCCTCCCACAGCATACAGCTTACCGTTCCCAGGTGCGGCTGCGGCTAAGTCNCTCCTCGCCGTGGGCATGGCTGCCTTGGCAGTCCAGGTGTTGGTGGCAGGGTCGTACTCCTCGTTGGTGGCAAGGTAGCTACCGTTCCACCCTCCCACAGCATACAGCTTACCGTTCCCGGGTGCGGCTGCGGCTAAGTCGGTCCTCGCCGCGGGCATGGCTGCCTTGGCAGTCCAGGTGTTAGTGGCAGGGTCGTACTCCTCGTTGGTGGCAAAGTCGCTGCTACCGTCCCACCCTCCCACGGCATACAGCTTACCGTTCCCAGGAGCGGCTGCGGCTAAGTCTCTCCTCGCCGTGGGCATGGAAGCTTTGGCAGTCCACAAATCAGCTTCCAAGGGACGCAGTATAATTACGTCCATTCCTCCTCCTCCGATCTGTATCCAAGCCATGTGCTCACCTCCTTATGGTAAGTATACAAAGAGTTTGTTTAAGTCTGTGCGGAAAAATAGAGTATACGGCGCAGGGGAAGTCGGGAAAGTCGTACCAGCAGGAACACCACCCAAGGCAAACACTTGCTCAGCTTTCACGTGATGGGGATTCGCATAATCTGCCTTATGCGCATCAAGCTCAGCCCGCACCATCCCCNCTGCTGCCTCTGCCTTAGCCTGTGCTCCTGCGGGAGTTTCAGCCCCTATCTGCTCCGTAGTGACTTGGTGCGGATTATTCGTATCGTTTTTGTGCATAGTTATCAAGTTATACAGATTCGCTACAGTATTTTCATCCAAAATACTTCGAATACTTTCAAACCATACATTAAAATCTTGTTCAAACTGTTGTTTCATTGTTTCAATATCTGCTTCTGCATCTGTTGTTGTTTGTTGATACCAAGAGAGATATTGATTGAATAGCGTTGTCGTATCGACTTGGTCTACTACAGCGTGTACTATGCCACAAAGCTCCGTAGATAGCCTCGTGTCTGTAATATCAGCCTGCGTTATGCTAGTAGCTCCTGCTGCAACGTATACTTGTGCTAAGCATAGCTCATATATGCTAGCATCTCTCTGAAGCGTTGGTGGTGTAGGGCTACTCGAAAATGCGCCTTTCTTAACCGCTACTTTAATGTTTCTATCAGCTAAGCTGTATCTAAGTACCACTGCATCAATTCTACTGAGCACTGCATCGGGTAAATCTAGCGTTATATATAGGTCGTCATCATTAACGTAAAAATATCCGTTTATCCAAGCCTTACCTGGTGACACCTTTAACTGAAATCCGTCATAGGCGAATACTTGCAGGTTGTTGCTCGGGTTAGGAAATACTCCATTAGCTATAAAGCTAGCGAAGTATTCTGCAAAGCTTTGTGCGTTATATACTCTGTCGTTATTAACAGAGTTAAAAAATGCGCTTCTTTCCATTTACCGTCCCCCCTTTCTAATTTTATCTATCAGCGTCGGTAACTTATTGCCAAATGTGGCGTATACGTCCATGCCTGTCTGTTCGTATACCTCCTCCATTTCTGTTATTCTTGTGTCAATTGTAACTCCCCATTGGTCGTTCTTTATCGTTACCAAGTCCCCCAGATCGAAATCTTGCCTATAAACTAAGTTGCCACTCACTACGTTTATGTTAGCATCATACGTCCTATTTAGTGGATACTGTGCTAACTTCGTAAGCCCTCTATTTACTAGCAGCTCTATGTATTCTGGTTCGGGTATGGGGTTGCCCATTTCGTCTATGGGCTGTAGGTCTCTAGCATCTATGTATAATTCCAATCTGTCTAATCCGCTACCGGTTCCAACAGTGGCTATTATTCTTTCCGCTCCTTCTCCTGCACCTGCTACTATCGCTACGTTTCTGTAATCTCTCATACTGTCTATGTACGTCTGCTCTAGCACGTTTTCGTAATCTGTAGAAAATACAGCCCTAGAGTTTACTGACTGCCCAGCCGTTCTATCTACTCCCTTGTATACGTCAAAAATAAGCTGCTTGCTATCGTAGTCTAAAAGCACTCTATAGCCTAAGCCAGCTAACTGACCAAGTCTTTGAAGTTCGTCACATACATTAGCGTAAGAAACTTGGTACTTTATCCGCTCAGGATATCCTTTCAGTTCACCCAGTACAAGGGAAGGAATATCCCTTGCACTGTCTGCGGGGCTTACAGCGTGGTTATTTACTATTCTTCTCATAGCGTTTTCTACTGTGTCGTTAATATATTCCGTGCCTAAAATTATTCTTCGTCTTAATAGACCGGTAGCCAATGAGCCTACTATCATCATGGACTGACTTCCATCTTTTTCTTGCCTAAATTCTATGTGCTCTATTACTCCAACTTCGTCCTGTCCGTGCAGCCATACAAAATTGCCAATCTTAAATGCGTCTAGATTTTCTTGACTTAAAATCGTTACTACTTGAAACTCTCCCGGTTCAAAGTACTTCCTATGCCAAGTTACGCTAGATGCTTCATCTGTTATATAAACCAGGTTCAGTCCACTGTCTAGTACGTAAATCTCCATGCCTATACTCCCAAGAACTGCGGGCTATAGAAAATACTAACTTCTAGGCTTTCTTCTCCAGCGTCTGCTCCGTACCTAAGAATATTGTCCCCGATATCTAACTGAAGAAATACCGAAGCTGGATCTACAAACTGGAAGATGTTGTTAACTACTCCATTCATCTCGCTAGTTACTTTCTTATTTCCAAAGTGCGTTGTTACCGTTATTATCTCTCCTGCCTGCATCGTCTTATTTATCTTTATCATGTCTTGGCTGTTAAGGTTTACTATGTACGGGTTAACTACACTGCCAAGTGCTTTGAACTCTATACGTATTCCGCAGGGTACGTCACCGTTATTAACTACGTTTGCTATAATGCTTTCTTCCTTGTAGCCCATTATAATTCCAGTCTCAGGTATGTTTAACGGAAACTGGAATGCACCCACCCATAGAGCCATGTTAACTATGTTTTCTGTTAGCTCCTGCCAAAATGGCGTAGGGCAGTAAAAGGTTATTAACACTCTTTGAAACCTGTCGCTCTGGTTACTACTACCACCGGGTAAAATAGGGGCTCCATCTATAATTGCTGGTATTTTCAGCTGTCTTAATCCATCGTCAAATATCAGCTCTCCTAGTCCAAGCTTAGGGTTAAATACTTCTATCAGTCTGCGCCTTAGCTCTGCTAGTTCGTTATAGGTATTAGCTATTATTACTGCCTCTAATGTAATTGCCCGTTCGTTTAAGGTGTTGTCAATATACGTCACTCCGTCTTGCTTTAATCCCTTGTAAGTCTGCACTGTAATGTCTGGCACGTCCAGCCCTTCTATGGTCGTTAAAATAAATGGCTTTCTGTTACTGAAGGTTACGCTTTTATTGTTTGCGTTTCTAAATGTCAAAGTAGTCATTACGCCCACTCCAATGCTAGCTGTCTAAGCAGCTGCTCTTGCTTACGTTTTATCTGTGCAGGCGATAGCTCCACCGGGCTGTAAATGTTAGTTTGCAGCGATAGGTTAGGCTTAATGTTTTCACTTATCGCTCTGGCTAGTTCATCGTAATCTATAAAGCTAGAAGCTCGGTCTAAAGGCACTACTGCTTCTGGTCCAGCTTCACCTACACCAATTATCTGCGGCGATGTAAATATGCCTCCCTGAGCGTACCACTCCACCTTAATATCAGGTACGGGGAATGTTATACCTGCAAGTGTGACATCCTTGGTACCAAACTTAAAGTGAGGAAGCGGAATGTGGATATTCTTAAAAGCGTCCACAATTGTACTCGCGATATTGGAGAATATTCGTCTTGCAGAGTCAACAAGCCCATCCCAAGCGGACGTCAAGCTTAGCGATATGTCCGACCAAAGAGTTGACAGGGTGTCCTTCAGAGACCGAACACTACCAGTTATCGTGTCGCTAATTGATTGCCACATGCTCGCAGCTGTGTTTTTAATCCCTGTCCACGTGTCACTCAAAAACGTGCTTATTCCTTCCCATGCTGAGGTTGCCCCAGTAGATATATCTTGCCAAACAGAAAAAGTAGTATCCTTTATAGATTCCCACATGCTCGCAGCTGTGTTTTTAATCCCTGTCCACGTGTCACTCAAAAACGTGCTTATTCCTTCCCATGCTGAGGTTGCCCCAGTAGATATATCCTGCCAAACAGAAAAAGTAGTATCCTTTATAGANTCCCACATGCTCGCAGCTGTGTTTTTAATCCCTGTCCACGTGTCACTCAAAAACGTGCTTATTCCTTCCCATGCTGAGGTTGCCCCAGTAGATATATCCTGCCACAATCCTACAAAGAAGCCAGAAAACTCTCCCCAGTTTTGTTTGCCTTGCAGTATTAACTTGTCCCAAGATGACAATATTTCGCCTGTAGAAAGGTTTACCTCTTTGATACTTTCTCCAGCCATTTCTGATATCTCTCTAACAGTTTCTTCGTGCATCAACGTTGCAGCTTCAACAGTCCTATCGCGCTGCAGCTTAGCGTTGTTTATAAGCTCATCCCTAGTATAGCCAGTTGTAGCTATTGCCTCATCACTCATAGCCATAATTGCCTCTACCGTTTGCTGGTATTGTTCGTTTGCGTTCTTGATGGTTTCATCTCTTTGCTGCAAGCTGTTTTTTATCGCCTCTGATGCCATCTCTGCAGTTATTTGACCTGATTCCGCTTTAAGCATTGCAATAACCGCAGCTGCCTTATCCTTCTGCTCAGACACCGCCATAATTACTTCGTCTCTTTGTTTTTGCACTGATTCAACTATGTTCTGGCGCATTTCCTCCGTTATAGTTACTCCGCTGTTCTGCAGTTCTCTTATTTTTTGCTCAACCTGTTTGTTAAGCTCCTCCTGGTTAGCTATCTGGTCGTCTTTCCTCTTGGTCTCTATCTCTAGCATTTTAGTGTATTGGTCATTCGTTATTACACCAGCAGTATCACGCAAGTAGCCGAGTTTCGTTACAGTTTCCTCATATTGTTCATTTATGGCAGCCACGGCTTTATCCTTCATCTTGTTACTTTCTGCAATCATGCCATCAGCCATTTCTTTCGTTATGTTTTTACTCTGAGCCTGCAACTGAAACAGCCTTGTTTCTATATTCTGCGACATTTGCACAACTTCGGCAGTGCTCTCGTCACTCATCGCTTTCACTTCATCTGTTACCGTTGTGTGAGTAATTCCAAAGAAGTCCGTCACCTTTCTTATAGCTTGACCGATAACATCAACGCTGTACATTATAGATGTTTTTATCGCATCCCACGCTTCAATCACAAAGTTACGAAACCCTTCATTGTTTTCCCATAAGTACACTATTGCCGCTGTAACCCCAGCTATTGCAACTGTAACAAGCCCGATAGGTCCTGTTAGTGCCATAAATGCATCTTTAACAATTGGGAGAACCTTCGATACTTCAACAAAGCCTTGAAGCATTTTGCCTCCGGCCCAAGTCAGCGGTCCTATCGCTGCAGCAAGCCCAGCCACAGCCACAATTGTTGTTTGTATACCCGTAGGCAGGTCTCCGAACCACTTAACCAAGTCCGTAAGAGCACGTATTACAGGAGTAATGACAGGAAGGAGAATATCACCAAGCGTCAACGCTAATGTCTCTAACATAGACTGAAGAGCTTCTATCGCTCCGTGAGTTCCCTTCATTTTAGCTTCTGCTACTTCTGCTGCTCCGCCAGCCCTAGTAACTGCTGCATACATATCATCCCACTTCTCTGCTCCGTTCATAAGTACAATGTTTGCCGCTCGTATTGCATCTGTACCGAATATAGCTGCAAGTGCTGCATTCCTTTGTTCGTCTGTAAGCTTTCCTAACTTTTTATTGAATTCGTCCATCAGTGCAGGCAAGGGTTTCATTTTCCCTGTAGCATCATATATTTCTATCCCGTACTCCGCTATTGCATCAGAAGCTTGCCCAACAGGATTTATTAACCTCATGAACATTGTCTTCAAACTTGTACCTGCATCGCTGCCTACAACCCCTGCATTAGCCATTAAGCTTATTGCCGTAACGAAGTCCTCTATTTTTACTCCAGCCATACTTGCTACAGCACTGCCCATTTGAAGAGCGTAAGCCATGTCGCTTATTTCGCCTGCTGCTGCGTTAGCGCTGTTTGCTAACAAGTCTGCTATCCTTGTTGCCTCTTCTCCGGACAGCCCGAATGCGTTCAAGGACTGTCCTACAATTCTACCAGCATCTGCATTGCTCATCATTGCAGCGGCAGCCAATTGCAATGTACCTTTTGCTGCTTTGAAGGTGTTGTCTACACTTACGCCAGCTTTGGCTAGTTCTATCATTGCCTCGCCAGCATCTACAGCCGAAGTTGCAGGAAGCGTTAAATCTTCGCCCAGCGCTTTAGCTAAGTCCTGCATCTGCTTCATCTGGTCAGCCGTAGCTCCAGTAATAGACTTGAACATGTTGGACATAAGTTCAAAATCTGAGGCAGCTTTTACTGCAGCCGTTCCTGCAGCAGCTATGGGAAGTGTTACCCCAATGGTTAAATTGCGACCCACCGTGGATAACTGCTTGCCAACATCAGCGAATCCAGAAAACTTGCCCTGCACTTGGCTAACCTGTTTGCTAACCTCCTGCATCTTGCGGTTAAAGTCATCAATATTTGCCGAGACCCTTACTACGACGTTTCCTGCATCTGCCATTTACTCACCTCCAAACATTCTCTTGATCTCTTCCCACTCTTGCTGCTTATTCTCTATCCGCTTTGTCTTTTTCTGCTCACGCTTTGGTAGTAGCTTTGATGGAGTTATCGGTTTCTTAAGCCTGCCAGTATAACTGATTATGTACGACACAGCCCAAGCCATTTTATACATCTCATTTTCCTGCTGCCAGCTCCTAGCTTCAGCCACCAGTTTAATCTCGCTCGGCGTAAGCTCCCAAAACTCATTTATGCTTAGTCCTATTTCGAGGGCTTGGAGGAGGTACTCTCTCCAGTTCCATGTACCTCCTCCTTCCGTGCGTTTTTTGGTTTTTCCTCTTCTGTTCCAAAAGCCAGTACAAAAGCCTTGCCAACTGCATCAGCTGCAGTTGTTATACCTACTTCGTCAATTATTTCTCCAGCTTCGTCAAGGGTTATGTCGGGATTCCAGTGCAGTAACCCAACTCTAAATATCTCAGTTAACAGCCCGATACTTATCTCATTCTGCAGCACTTCTCCGATTTTTGCAATTGGCATGTCCAAGCTAACCTCCAAGGTTCGAAGAGCCTTGTTGTTATACTTGAGTGGATATATCTTATCGCCACATTTTATTTCATACTCAGATATCATTTACAGCTCTCCTAAACCTATGGAGTAAGTGTTAAAGGTCCTGTACCTTGAAGCGTTCCGCTGTAAGTCATCGCGTCATCATATGGAGCATCTATCGAGAAGTCTGTCAAGAAAGCCTTACCTGAGTACTTATTACCTGCTGGAGTTATGACCTGTACCTGTAACACTTCATTGTCCATGTATGCAGTTTCCAAAAGCTTATACGCTGTGTTATCTTCGATCACCAACCCATCAAAGTCAATGCTCCAGTTTTTTATGGTAGGAAGTCCTTCATGCCACCCAAGTGAATCCTTTGACGTTACATCTGCCTCATCGACCGACCTGTTTAACGTGGCTCCTCTTTGACCACCTACTGCTGTCCATGTTGGGCTTGTTTCGGTGCCCGTGTTTACCTGAATTAAAAAAGTTACACCAGTTACTGCTGGCATATTCATCTACCTCCTATTTTTCTTGTATTTTGAACCTAAACCTTATGACGGCATGCCTGTATCCGTCAGGGTCTCGTATTACTTCTGTCATATCAAGAGTGGCTATTACCATGTAAAAGCCCTCAAGCTCAAGCGGCTGGGACGTTATAGCTTGTACAACCTCATCTGTTATTTGCTTAACTTCCTTAGCCCCTTCGTAGTCGCTCCAGATATGCAGGGTGTGTGTGACCTCTTGCCCGTTTTCCAGCTTCGTACTCCAGTCAATTGCCGTATCCTCTCCAATTGTTACGTAGGGCATCTGAGCCCCCTGCGGCACAGCGTCATACACTGGACAATCTAAGTTTTGGCGCAATCTGTCATATAACGCTTTCTGCAACGCTAACAGCGGTGACCTCATTCCAATCCACCCTTAATGATAATCTCCAGCCCTTTTGCTAACCTAGGTCTCTCTTCTTCAGCTGCCGGTGTCATGTATGGTCTCGCTCTCATCTTGCGGGTACCGAATTCCACAAACATCGCATAGGGCATATGTGGAGCTATTTCCGCTGACATCTCACCGTACAGGTCCACAGTTATGGAATTTCTTAAAGCTCCAGTACGTACAGGGCATCTTCTCTTCGCGGACGCTTGTATTCTTAAAGCTGAAGCCCCAATTTCTTCTTTAACAGCTTTCTTAACCTTCTCAGACATTCTGCCGAGATTAGCCACTGTTTCTTTTTGCCCATTAACCCCGATACTAATTGTTATCATGCTACCACCTCAGAGCATAACAGTTCCAAACTCTCGTGTCGTTCTTCTGGGTCAATTATTGCTTCTATATCAAAAGACCTGTTGTCAAATACTATTCTCATCTCTGGCTTTATCCCGCTCATATACCTTATCCTAATCCTGTGCGTTAGTTCTGCTTTTACCTGCTGCGCCGCGTACAGTTCTCTGCCCTTCAGTGGCTCAACAGAAGACCACACAGTAGCTACATCCTTCCAAGTGCTAGTAACACCGCCGTAGCCATCTGGTACAGTAACCTTTTCCTGTATCGTTATCCTGTGCCTCAGCTTTCCTATCTTCATAGTTGGAAGACCCTGTATGGTTTTAAGAGTTCCTTTGCCTCAGCCGATACTCCACCGCTTTCTCTGTTTTCGTACAATCCTGCTACTGTTATTAATATCGCCTGCCTAATATCACGTGGCACGTCCTTGGCAGTATTCCCATACCCAGCTGTATAGGTTATAGCTACGCCGTCTGCTTTTGTTGCATAAACGGGAGTAATAACGTATAGGATGTCTTCTGGTAGCAGTGCATACCTGTTACCTGGCAAAGCCTCTCCATTAACAGTTATGCTGTCTATTCTCTGCACTGGTGGATAAGGAAGGTACAGTTTGTTAGCTATTACGTTAGTTTTAATCTCCCAGGTTTGTGTTATAAAGGATCGTGCTGTGTACTTTTCAGCGTACAATCTGGCAGCCGAGATAAGAGAGGATAACAGCTCATCTTCTTCATACGAATCTATCCTAAGGAATATCTTTGCTTCTTCTACCGTTATCGGCTCTGTGCTTGGAGGTGTTATCAGCTTTGCTGTCATCTTCTTTCACCTCCGATGGCCCGTCTAAACTCTTATCCTGTTCTGCAACCCCTGCCTGTATCCACGCTCTAGCCGTTTGTTCATCCACCTCTACCACAGAGCCGGGCACAAAGGCCCGGTCTCTTGTGGCAAGGCTACGCAATATCCGCACTCTCATTGGCTATCACCATCAGGAGGCAGGCACCCGCAGTATCCGCAACGCATCTGGCCGAATGACGCCGCCGCCAACCCTGTAGTGGACTTTGAAGCCCACCAAGCCGGATTCGGCGTAGAGTTCAACCAATCTTTGCACCGTCATACCAAGGCGGTCAATGATACGATAACCGCTCCTAATGTCACCGAAAATAGCCACGTCAGCGGCAGTACCCGCAGCAGGAATATTCGGGATATCCTCTTGATTGTATACAGGATACCCCGCAAAGCTATTTGGTCTGCCAGTCTGGAGCGAAGGTTGCCACAGGTACTGTCCGTTGCCGTCCTTTAGCAGTCTCATGGCAAGCTCAGTCTTGGAATTCACAATCANCACACCGTTTTGCCTATACTGTGCAGGTACTTCATANATGAGCTTNAGGANNTCGTCTGCTTTAATAGCTCCTGCTTGACCTGCATTCACAGTTGTTACAGAGCTGTTTAGAATTCCTTCAGGCTGTTTATAAGCGTGGCCTGTCCCTACAACAAAGGCTGTATCTTCAGCCTCAGCTATTGCTCTGGAGAAGGAGTCAGTTATAATGCTTTCAAGCGCAACATCTGTGTCCATTAATTCGTCTTCGCCTATCTTAGTGAGACCGTAGAGGTCTTCAACGTACTGATAGTCATCATCAGGTGTCATAGTAGACTCGGTCAAAGTGCTACCAGTTTCCAGTTTGCCCCAGCCAACAGTTACCTCAGTAAGGCTACGTCTGCGAATTCTATCGCTTCTAGTCTGACGTACGGTTGCCAAGCTACGGATAATAGTTATCTTAGGAAGCTCTCTGTAAATCTCACTCTCCAATTCCTCAGGAATGAGAATCTGTCCAGTTGCATCGGATACAAGTGCTTTGATTTCTTCTGGAGCTAATGCAGATTTGCCTTCTCTCATGAATTTGAAAAATGCTGCTTTTCTTTCGCTTGGTTGTCCATTATCCTTGGTGCCATTATCACCCATAGGCGGTCTCTTTATCATTGTCTCAAGTTGTGCGATTCTTTCGTTTATTTTTGCTTCGAATTCCTCAAATTCGGCCTTGGTGTACAGGCCCTGTTCCTTTTGCTCGAACTTCTCCCTCAGTTCCTTAACTAAGCTCTGAAGTTCCACTACTTTTTCATCCATTCTTATAGTACCTCCTTCAATTTTCTAAGTTCTTCAATTGCTTCTTCCAGCACGCGACTTTCTAACTCGCCATCACTCTGCGGCTTCTCTTCTTGCTGAGTGGAATTATCCGGCTCAGCTTTCCCAAGAAGTGCATTCAGGCTTTGTATCGCTTGTTCGATTAAGGCAGTGTTCATTGTTTCATTCGTTCTGCCTGCCTTAATTTCCCCCGCTGCCCCTATTATACCGTAAAGCAGCAGGTCCAAGCCACTACTTTCCGAACTCCATGGAGGTGTTCTGTCCATCTTTTCGTAGTATCGTGCAAGGTGGTTCTTAACACCGGCAATATCTCTATCAGGAATATCTACACCACCTCTAGAGCCTTGCACAGCAGCTGCAGCAGCGAATATGCCCCGAGGTACAGCCTTTAACCTACCATCTATCACATCCGCAATCGGTAGTTTGTATGAGCCAAACAGTTCAGGATTTTCTGCGTCGTACCAAACAAAAGCCCTGCGGTACTTTTCCCAATCCATGTTATCTTCTCCACCAGCCCATTCCCTTACTCTCATCCTTGCAGCATTTCCATCCCAGGGTGTCTCCATATCAGCCAGTGGAAGGTCTTGGAACGGTACTACTGCCTTAACAGCCTCCACCTGAGCCAGTGGATTAGCTGGGAATGTTACAAGGGACCACTCCCATAGCCTTATTTCCTTCAGTTTTCTGGTTGTACCTTCCCAAGCCTCTTTTATCGTATCGTAGCCAATCGATAGCCCACGCAGTACCCCCTGCTTTAACAATGCGTATGCTTCACGTCCACGTGCTGTTTCTAGGTTTAATTGCCCTTTTACCCTAAGCCCCTTGTTATCCTCTACCGCTGCAACAGTTAGTCCTATCGGTTCTGCAGGATTGTGCTGCCAGAGTATTGGAAGCTGTGGATTCTCTTGCAACGTCTTTCTAAAAGCCCCAGGCTCAATAACGTCACCAGTCCTGTCAATATTTCCAAACACAGCCGCGTAACCTTCGAATATCCCTTGTTCGTCAATGTCCTTAACTTCAAACTTAAAACTCTTCGTGTCCACCGTTTTACCCCCTTTCCCCTTATTATTCTATAACCTCGTAAATAACAGTGCACCTGCACATAGGATGAGCAGGCGGTGTAAGTATTTCTTGCTCTCTCTTCGTAGCCCCTGGATATGTTTCTTCTAGCCCTACAACCTCGCCGTCAAGAGACTGGCAGAATTCACACGTACGTTCATCGCCAGCAGTTAACCATGTTTTTATTACCTCTCCTCTAAAAAACCCGTTAGCCTTTGCTTCTCTTATCGCCTCAAGCTGCCCCCTGTTGTAAGCATAAGATAGTTCGGTTCTAGCTATTCTGAGCGCCCTCTTTTTAAGCAAAAACTCAGCGTATTTGTTTGTAAGGTTTTCTATAACATTCTCTGATAGGTTTTCTTTTACAAGACTTTCACGATACCTTGCTACCGCCACAGCTTCCGAAGACGTAAGACCTATAAGCGGCTGAATTACCTTAGCCAAGTCGTACGGAGACAAAGGATGTTCTAAGATGTAAATCCTAAGTATCTCCCTTATAGCTTCATGCTGCGCCTCCGACAATTGTACTATTAACTCTCCGCCATGTTCACGTATCCAATCCTCGATATGCTTACCGATGTGAGTATCCTCGAACTGCTTTTTTGCATACCGTTCTATCTGACCATTCATGTACTCAACTGCGTTTTGCATCGCGTCACGCCATGCTGGAGCCATAACCTCATTAACAAAGACCGTGTAGTCATTTGTAAACCGTTGTATCCACTCAACTGGTACCCAGCTGTATTGCAATACTTTCTCCATCTCTTCCTTCGTAATGATTTCACGTTCCGTATTCCACATTTTTCTAATTGCTCTCTGTATCTTCGGCTCGTTTTTATCAAGATACTCTCGTAGCACAAACTCCACATTTCTGGAATTTATCGGAACTGGTCTAATACCCTCTGGGTACCGTGGAGGTCGTGGTTGTGGCTCTGGCTTCTTCTTAACATCCATGCGTAGCTTGTATTTCACTCTTCGTTCACGCCCTCGCCTGTCATAACCGTCAACGGTATCATGTTAGCAGGCATCATTAACATGTCTCCGCCTTCCACTTCGTCATACCCGAGCATGACTCTAGCTTCATTCGGGGTTATTATCCCATTCTTAACCGCTTCTAGCGCTCTTCTCCAAACAGCCTCCCTATCTTCCTGCAATGCTTCTATCTCATCTTTGTCATAGTCAATGTATAACCTTTTATCACCAAACTTCGGTATAAGCCAGTTGTTAAGTTCGCCCTTTATGGAGTCCATAAGCGGTAGTACAGTCTCGGTGTAAAATGCCTGTCTTGCTTCCTTGTAATTGCTATACGTTTTGTTCGCATTATCCCCAATAAGCTCTGGGGGTACTCCGAAGGCTATCGCTATTTCCCTAGCTGAAAGCTTTAGGCCTTCAAGCCAATGCATTTCCGCAGGGGTAAGCCCGATCTCTTTCCAGTCGAGCCCGCCTTCAAGTAACAGCGGCCTACCGGCATTTCGCGCTCCCATGTACTGTTCCCGTATTTGCTCTTTTAGCCGTTCGAATTGATCAGGTTGCAATTCATTCTGCGTTACCAAAGCGCCTGGAGGTCTTGCGCTGTTTTGCAGTAGGGCAACGTTCCACGCCCTGCTCTCATTGTTTTGGTCAATGCTTCGTGCTGCAGCTTCAATGGGAGACATGCCATACCAGTCATCCAATGGGTTAAACAACTTCAAGTGCAGTATTTCTTCAGGCTTAAAATTTACAGTTATACCGCCCACTGTGTACTGATAACCGGCAATAAGCTGCTGCGAGTTACCAGCAATTACTTTCATCCGATCAGGCCTTAATACATATAGCTCTCTTGGTGGCCCGTTTTCTGGCCCAGCAGCTTCGATGTAACTGTTACCAGCTAGCATCAAAAAGCCCACGACACTTTCGAAGAATTCACTACCACCTTGCCATGGGTTTGGCCCGTTTAGCAGTTCCTTTAATGGGTGGTTTTCCAACTCTTCTATAGTTCCATCGTTCGTAGTTCTATATACCAGCCAAGGAATACCAGCGCACGCCATAGCTATTTGCCTAACACAGGCATACACGTAAACGTTACTCCCATATCCCTCTTTTGCGAAGTTAGCATAATTACGGGTAGTCCATACTGGCTGCCCAAGTGTCATTTCCACAAGAGCCCTCGTTGCTTGGCTTTGTTTCCTAAACATTTTTGTAAGTCCTTCGAACACTTTGTCACCCCCTTTACAGTGCTTCTATCCGTGGTTCATGTCTTGTTTGTACAGACAAAACGGCATAGCGTAGAGCGTCGACGGCATGGTCGTATTCTTTAAGCGGTTCATCTATAACACTCTCATTATGCACCTTCCACCTGTAGTTTTCTATTTCATCGAGCAGGTTATTTAGACCCCTAAATACGAACAACCTGTCGCTCTTGAGCCGAGCGATAACAGTTTCTATGCCTTTCTTAACTGCATTGTTAGCACTTATAGCTGGTATCCCAAGCCTTCGATATTCTTCAATTGCAGCTGGCTCTGATGGATCACAAAATGCGGCCTCAATGTTTTCCCCCTCGCACAGTCTCAGTATCTCTGCCCCACTTTCCTGCGGTATCTTGTTCCGCTTGTAATATTCTCTGTAAACATACATTACATCATCAGGGCTTACGGCTATCCATACCGCAGCCGTAGGGTTGTTATACCCAAAGTCGATGCCCATAACTCTCCGCCATTCTGGGGGAATAGGGAATGGGTTTACAATGTGCTTTGAAGAGTCGAAGTCTTCATACACTAGGCCTTCAGGCTTAGTGAACTCTCCCAAGTAAAACATTTTGAATTTCCAGTCTGGCATGGTCGCTTTTGCCCTTTCGAATTCTTCGCGTGGGTAGTATGGGTTTTCTATACTTGCGAATTGAATTACATCGTAGTCTTTGTCTCCAGCTTTCCACCGGTCGTAGAATTCCGTTTTAAGCCAGCCAAGGTTATAAGGTGTGGTAGTAATTAGCACCCTACCGTTATGAAACCCGACACGCCTGAGCACAACATCCCAAGCCTCGCGTTTCATCTGGCCTGCTTCATCCATCCATGCAGCGTATACGTGCACGCCTTCTAACGAAAATGGGTTATCTGCACTGCCAAAGTAAATTTTCCCACCGGTAGGTAAGTAGTATGTTCTTTCTCCTGAACGGTATTCGCCTTTAGCGACAGCATCCATGAATTTCAAGGTTTCGGGTAATACAATACGCTGGAACATTTGGTATGTGGGAGACACAACAAGAAAAGAACCGGTTGGGTGTTGTTGTATCTCCCGATATAACCATATAGGGCCAACCCAAGTTTTACCTGAGCCAGTGCCCGCAAGCATAGCTACATACTTAGCTTTGCTCTTCCAAACCCGCGTTTGCCCTTTGTGTAGCTTAACCCTCGTCGTCACTCAGTTCAACCTCAACAACTGGTGGCAGGGTAACTTCCTGTTTACCGATCTCTGTAGGTTCTCCTCTGCTAAGCCGCTCAAGCTTCGTTGCGACATCCAGCCATCGGACGAGATCAGCAGGCCCTAACTCTTCAGGGTTTATCTTTTTTAGCCGCTCTTCTATACGTTGCTGGAATGCCATCGCTAGCTTAGCATGCCTTTCTACCATTTTTAATATGGCCTTCTCATGTTCTGCCCGCTTCCTCTTATCAATGTAGTCGTCATAAGCCCTGGCCCGTTCTACCCAATTATACTTAGAGCTCCATCTAGTAAGCGTCGCTCGCGATCTGCTTTTAGCTAACTTTTGCCTTAACTTTTCTAATGAACGCTCAGGACCTAGATCCCTGTACTGGCAGAACACACTGTAGGCTTTAGTACTTTCCCCCGGCATCCTTTCCCACAGTTTGCTCATGTATCCTCACTACTGTTTAGCCCAGTTATCTTCCCCAGATAAACATTAACCAGCATCATTCTTATCTCCATGCTCCATCTTTCATATACCCATATTATGCCATGTTTCTGCAATTGCCGACGCGGCAGATAATTTCAGCTATATTCATTCTAGTGTTTCTTCGTTAGAAACGTACAATCTTGCATTTTCTTTAACCCTTTCTACATACTCGCTAACAAAATGCTGTTCGCTTTTCATGGCTTGTAACGGATCATAACTCAAGCTCTTTATTCCTCGCACGCCCATTAAATATGAACCAATAGCCAAGTCTAGTGCTTCAGTTGCGTTTGCTGTATGCTGTGCCCAAGCCTGATAGCTGTCCTGAAGATATAAAATCCCAGCACAAACGTTCTCCTGCACGTTAAAAATGTTGCCTTCACTGAAGAGCTCTGGATATTTTTCTACGTACATGTTGAACGTCCCGGGTAACAGCTGCATGATACCTTTCGCGCCAGCGTATGAAACGTCGTTAGGGTTGAAATTGCTCTCTGTCTTTATAACGCCGAGGATAACTTCCGGTGGTATAGTTCCGTTTCCGCATTTTGTGTACGCATTCGTTATTTTTAAAGCTATTTTGGGGTCGACACCAGCTTGTTTAAGTAAGTAGTATATAGGTTCGATAGTTACACCTCGGAACGGTTTTGAGTTAACAAGCCTTGTAATGTCGCTAGTATTTTGTTTTGAAGGGATAACCTGCAACGGTGTGCGAGTTATTGAGTTTATGCAGTAATAAGCAACTGGTCGCTCTGCTTGATAATTGATATATGTGCACACACCGATAGGCAACGCAACGAATAGCACCACCACTAAGACAACACGGTTCCACCTTATTTTTATTGTTCGCTGGCCTCCTAAACATGGCGCCTTTGTGGCGCATATGACCCCTTTGTGACCCCTTTGTGACCCCTTTATGACGCCATTGACCCCATTAAACATTTTTTTCGCTCCACAGCCATCCCTTATAAAGCTCAATCCAATCGCTCAAAGTCATCGTAACAAGCCACTCCTTCTTGTTCTTACGCCAAAATACTGCTGGTAGCTCATCTGCTTTAGCATCTTTTATAGCTTGTTCCATCGCATCGTAAACGTTCAATCGCTCAACTCTTTTACACTCAATGTGAATGCCTTCCAGCCCGACAACGTCATCACCACCCAGACCCGAATATTGCTGTCCCCTTCTCGTATTAAAGCCATACTCTTGGAGTTTCTTTGCAAGCTCAAGTTCTCCTCGCTTGCCTTTACGCTTACTATTCATGCCTCAATCTCCAAGCTTGTATGCACCCTTGGGAAACCCTTATACCCAGCGTAAATATCTACCTTTGCACAACCCACGGGCTGTGGCCCATACCCTTTCTGCGCTATAAACGAATCGTCTTCTTGCCAATCACGTTTATAGCCCGGTGTCCGCACATACCAGCCGATGTCTTGGTAAACTCGTCCCTTATTGCTCAATCTATCTCGAACAATCGGTACAACGTACGCTGTGTGTGTATGGCCATTCCACACAATGTCAGCATCGGGTTCATAAACTGCTTGTCTGTTTGTAGCTATCACTCCTCGGGTTACTGGAGCATTTGCACCTGCGGCTGAATGTGCATAATACATTTTCAACGATGAATAATGACCCTTAACTGAAAAACGAAACCTGAACCAGCCCTTCCACTTCCCTGTTACCGCACGACTGCCAGCCAAACGTAAATGAAATACCAACCTATCGCACAAATCGGTATTGGAGTTTTTACGGACAGCAAGCTCATGATTGCCTTGCGTTACAGCAATAATGTTTCTCGCATAGGGTTTTAGAAACTCTGCACTATCTTCCACCACCACGTCGAAATACTTCTCACAGCGATACTCTGGACGCAACTCATCCAAATTGCGCCTCGGGTCAAACCTACCCTGCATTGCGTCAAACCAATCACCACCTATGATAATTGCCGCATCCTCCTCTAATGCTCTGTCAAGGCTACGCTTCAACGCATCCCTATCACACGCCACAGCATCAAAGTGCACATCGGAAAGCAAATACAAAGAACCTTTTACATCCTCATCGGAAGTTATCTTTATGTTTATAACTGACCCTTCAGCTTTAATCTCATCAATGCGCCTCAACATGTTCAGCCTCGAAAACGATCTCTTCATCCATTAATCCGATATATTTTTCAGCCTCTTGCCGTGTTTTGAATGGCCCAACTACCACCCCGCCATCTGGAGCAACATAGCGTTCAGGTAAATAGAACGTACCAAACAATTTAATGTACCACACTTCATTGCCTTCTTGGTCGAAATCACTTACAAGCAACATGCTACAAACGGCATCTGTACTAATAAACAACCCATTCCCGACATCAAAGAACATATTTTGCCCCCTTTTCTGCACATAGCACATATTTTCACGCCTAAAGTATACCATAAAACGAAAAACGGGGGAGGTATTATCCCCCCCATCTTTGCACCTCTTTTATTATCCGTCTCACCTCCTCCCTACAACTCCAGCTACCTGTTATTATATACCCGCTTAACGCACTCTGTTACATCAAACCTTATTTTGCAAGGTATCGTTTGCCAAAGCTCCTCCTCAACAATGCTATTATCTTTGCACAAAGCACAATGCCGAAACTCCCACACACACATTGAAGGGTCGCTAATTTTATAATCTATGATTGGAGCATTCTTCATAAGTTCTTCACGATGCGCCACCCAGCGGTGGCGCATCTCAAGTTTCTGCTCCAAATCTTCTTTGTTCATGCCAATACCTCAACAACGTTTTCGTGCACTCCAACATCATCAAGTAAGAACCTTATAGTTGGCCTCAACTCAAGTCCGTGTGTTCTTTGCATTGTTACGATACTCTGCATTTGTTTGGAGGTAAACGTTACCTTTAACCCAGCCCGTGGCTCATCCTTGCTCCAATCCACAACAATTGTTACGTCCTTAATCTTTAGCAAGACCCACTCATTATCGTAACAAGTATAAGCATCTGGGACTAACCTCTCACGCCTAACATACTTAATGTCATTCTCAAACAACACCGTGAACTCGCTCATATCACTTTTTGCCTCAAGTAAACGCCCTTCCAAATCTACCATTTTCATGCCAACCACCTCACCTGTATAAAGTTTTCTTCTTCTTCCTTGCTTACCTCGTCCCTACAATCAAACACGATTATAGGACTGGCTCCGTGTAAAAAGTTAAGTTCCATGTCTTGGCTTCTTAACTCCACTACCATTGACCATACCACTTTACCGCCTCTAATTTGCGGCAACACATTGAACCTCTCTACTATTACAGGGATCTCAACGTCCCCCAACTTTACAACAGCCATCTTACTAACGCTCTTGCCTTCTAATACTGGGATATACGACTGCAACACATACACATACGCCTTGCCATCCTGCACTACGCTTGATACTGTCCTAACTTCCTGTTTCATTCCCGCCACCTCCTTACCTTTGCACCCTGATATAGTCTTCGTCTTCGCTGAACTCTTCTCTACAATCAAGCACAATGACAGGGTGAGTTCCATCCAAGAATGCAGGGTCTTTGTCTTCACTTTCAAACTCCATTAGCATAGACCACACTATCTCGCCCCACTTGTTCTGTGGCCACAACTCGCAACGCCTAACTACTACGGGTAACTCTTCATCGTCAAGCTTCAACATTACATGCCTGCTGATGAACTTACCATCTAACTCGGGAATTGCTCCTCTTTGCACGGACACAAAGACCCTTCTGTCCTTTACCACACACGCCACCGTTCCAACTTCCTGTCTCATTTTCGTTCCCTCCTTCTTTATCTTCATAATTTTATTATACACTATATATTCGGATTGTCAATACCTTTTCCAAGTATTTGGAATAACTCTTTTCGCTTCTTATCCGCACTTTGTGGACGCCTTGAGCCTGTGTTAATCTCTATTATGAACGGACATACCTCCAACACTCTGTCGTAAATCCTTTGCAAGGATAAAGAAGGCGCACTATGTAAATCTTCTTCGGACAAATTCGTAGTAATCAGCATTGGCTTATCCATCTTTAAACGGCTATCGATAACGTAATAGACCTGCTCCACGGCATAGGAAGTATCTCGCTCCACGCCCCAATCATCAAGAACAAGCAAGTCTGCAGTTAATACTTTATCCATCACATGCCTACGCTCCTCACCTACTGCCATATATGTCAATATCTCGGGCATAGACGTAACATATGCTGTGTACCCCCTATTTATCAGCTCATTTGCAATGCAACAAGCAAAGAATGTCTTCCCTGTTCCTACTCCACCACGTAACATTGCGCCTATGTTCTTTTCGTAGAACTCTGGGAAATGCTCCACATACTGCCAACACATCTTTGTTACTTCGGGTGCTTGCCCATCATCTTTGTCAAATGTCAGTTCCCTCAAACTTGGGCTTGCAATCCATGTTTTACGTAATACCTCGGCTTGCTTCCTTGCCTGCTCCTTTATCATGGCCTCGTATTCTTTCATTCGCTCATCTTCATCGCATGCACACGGCTTACGGAAACGCTCTCCCGCATAAATGAAATCCTTATTCTGGCCACACTTACCACATACCAGCTCGCCTTTATCATTAAAGTAATCGCCTTCGGTAAAGTATTCTTTTACCTGCTCCATTAAATCATCTGCCTGCATCCTAACCCCTCCCATAGTGCTTTCGCATATACTCTCTCAACGGACCGTTCTTGTCCTCCCATTCTTGGAATGTCATGCCATATTTTGCCTCCCACTCCTTCACGAGCTCCATCCACTTTAGCGTATTACCGATATCGTCATGAAATGGTGGATGTTCTGGTGTAAGCTCATAATTCTTTTTAACCCGCTGTTCCTCCAACACGTTAAACTTTTGCACCAAAGCCTGCTTATCTACTTCGGGTTCATCCTCCCACCGCCGCTCGTTTAAGAACGTACTCGGCATTGGAATGAACTTCCCATCTTGCTCCCGCCACTGCCTGCTTTGTTTCAATCTGTCCAAGCCAGCCATAATCTCGGTGAACAGCTCTTCATCCACCTTTAGCTTCTGCCAGCACTTCAGAGCAACTGCCCGCTTTTGCTTTTTAGGATACGCCTTCCAAAACGCATTGAACAACTCAAGTTCCTTATCAGCCTTTTTCTTCTCTTCTACGGTGAACAGCAAATCGTTAGATTTGCGGCTTTCTTTCTTTTCTTTATATTCTTTTCTTTCTTTTGTAATCTCTGTAGTAGTATCTGTAGTATTCTCTGTTATAGATTTGCTACTTTGTCCAATTTCGTTTTTCGATTTTATCGAAAAACCATTTTCGACTTTATCCAAAATCGTTTTTGAACCCTCTTTCACGTAGCCGTTATCAAACTGTTTTCCTATAGCCTTTAAGTAAGCGTCAGTGAGTTCCAAAAACTTATCAGGAACAATTCTCACGTGTATCATGGGATTACCGTTAAACTTAAAAATCTTCTTCTCTACTATGCCAATATCACACAATACCTTAATTGCCCTGTCAAACTGGTACGCCGTTATTCTGCACTCTTCCCACCAATCGTCGCGGCCTTTTGCAAGCCAAAGTTCTCCATCTTTTACTACTCGCAACTTTGTAGCTGTACTATCCTTACTCGGAAGGTACCAATACACTATTTGGCTCAGTAGTATACCAGCAAGCAAGTCGCCATTAGCAATATCAATATACATCTTTTTGGTGTAAAAGCCATCATTCTCGGCTTGTTCTCTGGCGAGAAAATTAACTAACCGTTCATCTATTACTGCCATTATTTACACCTTCCTCCTTCGCACTTTACCTCATTAAACCTGAACTGCAAGAATGAAATTAGTTGCTCTTTACTTATTTCTTTTCTATCTAAAAATATCCTACCATCATCTGGTGTCGTGTTTTCAAATTGTATTAGGTGGAAGCCTCTATATTTACTATCTCTAATTGCCTTATTTACTACTCTAAAAACTTGCATTTGAGCATAAGAAGGTTCGGCCATATACCGCTTTTCTTCTATTAGCATCCACTCTCCAGTTTTGTAGTTCTGCCAAACATAGTCTATATTAGTCGCAACATAACCAAGCGAACTATCTATTTCTGGCTGTTCTCTCAGCCATAGTCCGAATTCAGTTGAGTTGTTATCATTTCTCTTGCGTGTCATACTCACTTAGCCTCCCTTTTGCGACTTCCGCTGTCTGTGGATCAAGTTCTATACCGACAAACGTGCAATTGTATTTCAATGCAGCTATTCCAGTTGTTCCAGTACCGCAGAATGGATCTAAGATACTCTGGCCTGGCAAACAAAACTGCTTGATGATGGCTTCCATGCCAGAAACTGATTGCTGCCATTCATGGAATTCCTTTTCGCCTCTGTCACTTGAGAATACATCTCCAAATATTTTGCCTTTGTAATCTCTGTTACCGAAGATTAAAATAGGCTTCCAACTGCAGTTTACTTGCCTGGTACGCAATGGTGTAGGTTGGCCTGGCGTTAAATAAGCTGCCATCCAGTAGTAAGCAATGTGTTTCGTCATTAATGCTAATATCTCATCTAAATATGATTGACCGCACATTACAAGCATCAATCCAGTAGGTTTTAACCATTCATTTGCACGAATACTCAATGTCTCATACAATGGCAGATACTCTTTAGGATATGGCGGATCCGTGATAATAAAGTCAAATTGCTCATCAAGATTGATTGTTTCCATGCTATCATTGTAGATGCGCCACTTGGTACTATCTTTGCGTGCAGTATTTAAATAGGTGGTATAAATCTGTTCTTTCTTAATCTGTTGTATGGCCTCGCTTACACTTTTAGCCTCTCCTGCTGCTATGCGTTTGGCAGCCTCTTTCTGCTCTTCTTCATCTAATCTTGCTAACCTGAGTAATTCCGTTTTGTTATCAGCCAAATCTGTGTTACGGATAGCTTCTTTAACCTCATCAGCTAAATCTTCAGCAATCTGAACTTCATGCTGTACAGTGCGAGGTGATACCCCAATTTTAGAAGCAGTATCTCTAGCGAACGAAATAATTTCGTTCGCTGAATTCTGTCTTATCTTTCCTCCTATCACGTAACTTTTGCTTTCAGGATACTTCGCCTCGTATATCTCTTTCCTGCGCTTGAGCTGTTCTGCTCGTTCCAAAACAGTTAGCTCATTACGGATAAGGTTTTCATCAATCTGTGCAAGCTCGGCATCTAACTCATCTAAGGAGACAACAGTAGCTTCTATTTCTGTTTTGCCGAGTAATTTATAGGCTTCAATACGGTGCAAACCTGCAACAAGGTGCTTATCTTCGGTTATAGTTATAGGATTAAGTAGGCCAATCTCTTGAATACTTGCAGCTAATTCTTTTACTCGTTCTGGATTTACACTGCGTCTGTTTTCTCCGATAATGATTTCATTGATCTTTACCAGCATTTTATTCCTCCTTTGTCTTTTTTGCTAATTGTATTATAGCACATGAATGTGGTATAATAACTTTAGGGAGCGAACCAGTGTCACCTCCTTTGTCTAGTGTTCACTGCCACCGGCTCCCTCCTTCTGTTGGGATATACAATCACCTCCCAAGGGGGCGGATAACCCGCCCCCTTCCTTTATTTGCTTATGGCTTCGTAAACGTTTACAACATCCTTTACTTTTTGGTACTGAAGCAAAGGTTTGGTTTCGAGGTTTACACATTTTGGCGTAAATCGTGCAGCTCCTCCAAGGTAAAGGCAAAGCTTCCAGATGCCTTTTTCTCCCTGCGATAAAGTAACGTACGTTCTTTTTGGAGATATCAAATACTCTGCTTTATCGTTTTCCACCTTCGATGGTTGAATGCACACTAGTATGCCATCTTCATTTTCTTCATATACCTCTTCATCTCTATCAATCAATATCGGCTGTTTCTCTTCAGGCCTACCAGTTAGTAGTCTACTGCGTTTTTGCTCTATGTACTCTAAAACATCTTCCTTGCTAATCTCGACACATTCGCCATTAGTAACTTGGAAGAACCATCGGCCTTTGTATGGCTCATTAACCTCGTACACTTTGCCGTTCTCGAGTTCGTAGTAGCTCCAACCAGTTTTCCCTGATGAGCTCCAATCTTTTTCAGCATTTAAGAATTCCCGCTTGAAACCATATTTTTCATCTATATCGGTTATTTCAGCCACCCAATCCCTACCGCTACTGGTGTAATGAGCTAACTTTACCTTTATACCTCTGTCTGTCCTTTTGATAATTGTCATTTCTTTATGCCTCCCATTAGAGGAAGCAGGGCTAATGCCCACCCTCCAGTCTTCTGATTACCCTGTCAACCGCATCAGTAAACTCGGTATAAACCTTCATGTAAAGTATTGTGTCCAACTCTCGGCATACAAAGTGCCTTATGGCTTTCTCTTTTGTTTCTGGCCCCATGTTAGCAAATGTCCAATCGTAATATGTCAAGTTCTCAATCTCGTTCAACTTCTGACGCTGGCTCATGAACTCTTCTCTCACCGCTCCTACTATATCTCTTGCAATTCTCATAGCTTCATGGTAGTACACATATTCCTTGCCATTTTCTTTCTCGCGCTCTAAACAGAACATCTCAAGCTCGTCTACCAAATCGTCCAGCGCACCTTCAAGGGCTTTGAAAGCTGTCTCGCTTAACACGTCTATTAGATGCATACCAAGGATGAACCCTACAAACGAACCTTCAGCATAGTGGTCAACACTCGCTGTTAACCACCCTTCAGCCCTCGCAAATCCACGGCTGATACCCTTACCCATCTCGATAGCTACTAACTCCTTCAAGTTCTCTCTTCCTGTCCTCATCTTTACTCCCTCCTTCTTTCTTCTTCTATATACTATATTACCATATGAGATATAATGTCAACACGTTGTGTATTAAATAAGTGTTAACAAAAACAGACACTTTCAAACTGTATAAAATACAGTGGGATTTGGTAGTTCCTACATTTGCACTGTTTTACCCTTGAGACACTTTACTGACACTTTGAAAATGAAGTGAAAAATGGGAGCAAGCTTTGGTAAAACCTACACTTGCTCCCACTCGGGACTTTGCTAACTGTTATTGCTCTTCTACTTTTTCAGTAATGTCTGATAGCTGCTCTTCTTGTTCTAACACCGCACTTTGTACAGCATTGCAAATGGCCTCATAATCTCCTCTCCTAATATCCTGCAACTTCTCGTATCCATACTCTTCAATTATGTCATTTATCAGCTTTGTATCTCCGTGGGCTATAGCGTACAACCTCTTTACTTGCTTCACTGTTATAGGCGGATCTGAAATGAACTCATAATCGCTTGCATATTCTACTTCCTGCGTCTCTTCCTGCACCTCTTCCTCGGCATCATGTATTGTAAACTCCACTTGTGCATTTTGCAACTGCTCCTCATCGACCTGCATCTCTTCGCTGATATAAAGCTGTCTCAAATCGGGAACAACTTCTCGGGCATTCTGCACGAGTGCTACTTTTCTGATTTGGGTTGCTGCCTTCTTCCACCCAGCCTGCGGCTCTTTATTCGCTCCAAGCTTAATGTATTCATGCAAGCTTACAGAATGTTCGACTGGCTCCTTCCAGCCTTTGCGCCAAATCCTGCTCCAACCTCCCAGCAACTCCTCCTCGCCCGGCACATAGAATGTCCCATTGCGGTACTGTATCTCGTCTGAACCTTTCTTACGAACGATGATACCTGCTTGGTAACCTTCAACTAACGGACTGTTAGACAACCGACGCATAAACACATCTTTGCCAACAATTATTTGCGCCTTCTCATTCCCAAACTTCACCAAATAGGCCTCATTAAGGAACGGATTGAGCTTTTGGTACTGGCATAATTTTAAGAACATCATAACTTCTTGGTCAGTAACCTTGCTCGGGTCCCCCGACACCAAATAACGCTTGATAATGTCTGCACTTAAAGAAACTTCCTCGCCACTCTCAGACTTGTACTTTACGATACTGTCCATCGTTATCCCTCCTCTTTATTCTTCAGCCGCAGGCTTGACATACAATACCTGCGACCTTGATACCTTCATTAAACCTTGCAACACTTCAGCTGGGACTACCTCCCGCACTTTCTTGGTATCTATTGTCTCGGTAATGCGCTCCTTGGTATATACCACATACTCGCCAGCTATTACGGGTTCGCTTCCTACTCGCTCCATGATTTGCTCCTTTATCCCTTCTCGTATCTCTTGCATTTCGGATATCTCTTCGCCAAGCTCAACGTACTGNTCAACCAACGCTGATAATTCCATATCCACTTTTGCTATTTTAGGCTGTCTGGAGTTTTTATAATACTCTGGGAAGCACTTTTCTGTATACGGACAATATGGCTGTCTGCACTGCCAATTATCCTCGGGATTATACGGTGGCTCAATCTCAACGCCTTGTTCAATCTTAATTGTCAACTCCTCCAACCGCTTTAGCTCGGCCTCTACAAACTCGGCATCGTAAACGACTTCTTCAATGTGGTGATCCCAGAACCTCGTCTTTGGAGTATCCTTATTCCGTGCTATCAAATACCCTTTTTCCAGCCCCAACGCATGCAAGTACAACTGCACCTGCGTGAAATACTGCGGATGTGCTTCTCTCAATCCTTTTTCTCGTATCTCTGTAAATGCTCTCTTTGCTAAAGCCTTTGCTTCCAACAGTACTGTTACACCTTCATTATTGGTAGCTAATCCATCAATATGCCCCACAAGTAGTTCTTTATCGTGGTAAAAAATAGAAACTTCCTTCTGCTGGCTATGTAACACATACGGCCCATTTGGTAAGTTCTCACATGCCCACTCCAATATGGACTGCTCATGCATGTTACCTTCAGCAAAAGCACGCTCTGAACCTTCCCACAATGGAAGCCCTTCTACACCCCATGCCTCAAGTTCTATCCTTCTCGGACAAGCTCCTGCACTACTTACTCGTAACGCTATGGCTACCACGTAAACCCTTCCTGCTCAAGCATCCGCATTACTTCAAACACTTTACTGTACTCGCCTTGGAGCTCTGCCTCGCATGAGTCTCCGTCAATGTAAATGAACGTAAACCCTAAATCATCCAACAACTTTACGTACGCCCCAATGTCGGGACAGCACATCACGTGCACTGTCAAGGTGCTTGTCTCTTCATCATTCACAAAGTCAACGAACCTCGTCAATGTTTTCATGCTCTCCCTCCTTCTTCTCATCCTCAATTACGAGAATGTCCAACGGACTGATGTCTAAAATCTCACAAATTTGATTAATCCTCGCTAACGATGGAACTACCTTGCCGCTTTCAATGTAGTAATATCCATCGCCAGCATACCCCATCAACTGCGACATCTTGTGCTTTGTCAATCCACGATAAGCCCTCCACATCCTCAACTTCGCCACGTCTAACACAATCTTTGCCATACCTACTCCCTCCTTTCATGTTATCTCTTTATATATTATACCATTTTTCGCTATATGTCAATACCTGCACAATACCACAAATAAAAACGCCCTCCGAGTAGGAGGGAGGGGAGCACCTCGGAGGGCAACGCCTATATTAAAGTAATAGGCGGCTAATTCGCTAACTCATCCCACACTTCGCCGAGTTCCGTCTTTAACTCCTTTAAGGCGGCTTCAATAAGTCCCTTAATCTCTTCTTCGGACAATTGTATACCTATCTTGTCTGCCGCATCGGACAACCACTCTGCCGCCTTGTCATACTTCTCTGCTCCGCCCAAATCCTTGTATGCCTGCTGGACAAACAACACGGCAACTCGTGCCAGCTCACGTTTAGTCGCTAACTCTCGCACTACCGCTTCCATTTTCTCTGTCCCTATCCTCTTCTGTAGCCACGCTATCGCATAGCCGACAAGTATCGGGATTAAAAGTGCCAATAAATCGTAAAGTAACTGCAACAACACATCATGCATCTTACTTACCTCCTTTCAGTTTTTCGTATAGCCTTGCTATCATCGTTGCTACTTCTGCCTTTGTAGCTGGCTTGTCTGGATAGAAATATCCTTTTTCATCTCCCTGCACAATTCCCAAATCGTACAACTCTTTTATATACTTATACGCCCAATGTGTCTGCGGTACATCTTTCATGGCCGACTCCTCCTTTACTAAAGGCATTCCTAGAAAACGAAGTACACCATTAGCTATCCCTACAGCACACTTCCTCTTGAACGCCTTGTTTTTAAGTAATACCTCTTCCTCGGGATTACTAATAAACGCCAGCTCCACCAACACGGCTGGCATTTTCGTATACCTTGTTACGTAATACTTACCCTGCTTCACTCCTCTATCCCTTAGCCCGATCTGTTTAATTAGCTCCGTCTGAATAGACTGTGCTAAAGTCTTGCTTTTGGCGTCTTTTGGGTAGTACCACGTTTCTGTCCCGTGTGCAGTCTTATCGTCAGCAGCGTTGCAGTGGATTGAGATAAAAATATCAGCCTTAGCATTATTCGCCACGTCGCATCGGGCTTGGAGTTCGTTAGGCTGTTTTGCAGTTCTTACGTCTTTATCCGTTTCCCTAGTCATTACTACTTCTAAACCTGCAGCCTTAAGAATGTCCCTAAGCTGGAGCGATATCTGAAGCGTAATGTCCTTTTCTTTCGTCCCGAAATAACCTACAGCTCCTGGCTGGCTTCCACCATGCCCAGGGTCAATACATACTTTCATCGTCGTCACCCCCTCCCTTCCTAGTTTCCTCCCTCTTAATACCGGCTAGAGCCCACAGCTCACCTGTGGTAAATGCAAACCAACTCGCTATTAACGTTGATGGCTCTGACCCAGTGTGCCAATATAAAAACAATACCGCCACCACAAACACCGCATTTAGCAATATCACCCATCGCACTACTTTCTTAGAAAAACGCTCTTCAGTCATCTTTCTCATCTCTCGTCCTTGCAAGTAGCTCGTCTATCTTTGTTTCTTGCCGTGCCATCTGTACTTCTATCTGATGCAGCACGGTCATTAGTTCCTTTAATGCTTTAGTATTATTTTCTATTACAGCTGCTAGTTCTTTGCTGTTATCTACGGGCTTCGTACCGCCGATAATCTTTACGAATACGTAGCCAAGCATTGCTATGGCGAAAATTGCTACTCCATACTGCGCTATCTCAGCACCGGGCATATGAAGTCTTCTCTCACAGCAGCGCTTCTAAAAGTCTGTCAAATATCTTTTCGTCAGCAAATTGCCACGCTAATTGGTCTGCGTACTGATTAGCTATCGTAAGCACGTTATCAGCAGTCATCGGCACTATACCGGCTTGAAATGGATCGTACGGCTGTAAAATCGATAAATTACCATCTATATACAGCATATACACTTCTCCGCCTTCAGGCACATTTAGGGAAGTTTTTACCGTTGCAGGATCTACTCCATTAATCGGCGACACTTTGTCCCATACCTCAACTGTAATCCTTGACCGTTCTTCGTTAAAAATAGCTTGCTGCTCTATCGTATCCAGTGCTGCCTCAATTTCCGCCATTGTCTTAGTTACACCTAAACTGTTTAACCTCTTCCACGCTGTCACTTTGTCTATCATTTTACTGCACCTCCTTTTACGGTCTTTGCACCCAACCGTACACCAATTGTCCACATAATACCAAGTCACCGTCGGCGTTAACTGTCGTCTTTGTGAACATAGGAATGTTCTGGCTCCCTACCCGTAACGATCCACCCACGTAATACACGATATCGCCTGCTTTGACAGGCAATACTATCTTGGCAGGGTTGTACTCCTCGTTGGTGGCAAAGTGGCTGCTGCCGTTGTACCCTCCCACAGCATACAGCTTACCGTTCCCAGGAGCGGCTGCGGCTAAAACACTCCTCGCCGTGGGCATGGAAGCTTTGGCAGTCCACAAATCAGCTTCCAAGGGAGGCAGTATAATTACGTCCATTCCTCCTCCTCCGATCTGTATCCAAGCCATGTGATCACCTCCTTATGGTAAGTATACAAAGAGTTTGTTTAAGTCTGTGCGGAAAAATAGAGTATACGGCGCAGGGGAAGTCGGGAAAGTCGTACCAGCAGGAACACCACCCAAGGCAAACACTTGCTCAGCTTTCACGTGATGGGGATTCGCATAATCTGCCTTATGCGCATCAAGCTCAGCCCGCACCATCCCCGCTGCTGCCTCGTTGTTTTTTAGCTGTGCATCTATGATGTCAGCATTTGCATTTAAGTCGTCAATGTTTACTAAATCCGTACCTTCTGGCTTCTTGAGATTATAATTTTGCGTATACTTCAAAATTCCACCTCCTTATATTACTCTTACTTGTTCCCAAGTGTAATGTGCCAAATCATTCCAAACCTTGCTTGTTAAGAAATTCCAAACGTTATAAGTATATTGATACTCATAATTTAAGTGTGCTGGCTTAATTTCTTCTATCGTCTTTGTCAAATCGCTCATATTCGGTGGTATTCCTTTTTCTCCAACAAACTTTACTACGAATTTGTATTCGCTTGGATATTCTATGACTTCTACCTCTCCATTTGCAAAAGCCGAAGCGACGTTCTTAATAACTTCTTTTGTAATTGTGCCATATCCTCGCAACTTTGCTGTTATTCTTTCTCGTCTAAATTGCTCTGGTTTTGTTTTATCAACTGGCAATCCTAAAAATTGCTCCCATAATTCCAAACCCCAAGTCGCTGTATCCACAAAGAACTGTTCCAATATCTCGTCTAAAGTATCGTTCAACCTATCAATTTCATGCCCTTGTGCATCCCAGACACTTCTCATTATGTAACTGGTAAGATAATACGGTGGCATTCTTTCCAATATCCTATTTCCCGCTTCACTTATCATGTAAATGTCACCGTCCCAAGCACAGCTACTTCCTGCTCGCCTATTGGAATATTATTTGTAGCACCATTCACCAACAGGTTGGAATACTCCACCACCCCAGGCGTATCTAAAATAACGCTTCCAATCCTCACATATCGCACATCATTATCTGGCATAAATGTCAATGACTTCAGGTACTGTTCCACATTCTCCTTAACCGCTAATTGAACTGCTCCTACCTCATACCCAGCAGCTACTACTAAGTGGACACTGACATTAATAGCAACTGGGCTTGCAGGCTCTATATACACCCTCGCACCAATGGGAGCTTTGCCATCGCCAGTGTCTTTGCTGAACAAACTCTCATACGCTATTTTGTCTATAATAACTGTGTTAACGGTATCGGTCTGCAACCTCTCAATTCTCAACTCGAGATGGTCTTGCCCATTCCAATAGAACCTTTGATAAACCTTAGACAACGGGTTTAATGCATTGGCTGAATAAATTGTCTTGGCTTGTATTTGGCTGGACACATCTACCACTGCCCACGCATTAGTCGTCAAATCCCATATACCTATGGACAACAAATCATTTGTACCACTACCCGTGGTGGACAAATCCAATATGACGTTCCATACTCCCGGTNGCTCAAGCATCGTATCAAACTGCGTATGTGTAACCTTCCCAGTGCCACTCGAACTATAGCTTAAAATTACCTGCCCATTTGAAACTGAAACTCCATACCCCGAAATAGTCAAACTCTCTGCTTCATTCACATGCAACCATCTTGGTGCTATGTGCTCCTGAACTCGCTGAACTAACTCTTCACTGGCTGGCTGCATATCCTTATCGACAATTGCTACGCTGACTGTTCCATTGCCATACTTCAACGGTACTACCGAAACACTTCCAACACCTGCAACCTCAAGTGCCCATTTTACATAATCAGCTTTATTACCACCTGCACTGGGATTGCGCACCCATTCCAAATATCGTGCCAATAAGCTTGCATCATCTTCAGTATCTGCACCACCACTCGTGGCTTGCTCATTTTCAATCCTTGCAACGCCCTGAATGGGAGTACTTAAAACTGTTATTGCTCCTGCAGCGACGTTTCCTTCAATCCCTTCGTCCAAGGCTTCTATGGGTACGGACACTTCTCCTGCATCACTTATCACCGCTTGCGTGGTAGTCCTAAAGAATACTGCTGGTGCCAATTCCGATGAAGGGGTGGACACTATCGTTCCTTCTGGTATTACTGTTCCACTATCACCAAAGAATGTTACATACCCAGTGGCTTTGCTTGCTGGTATTCTGGACAATCCATGCTCTTCAGCTCTCAAATCCAAATATGTACCAAACGTTGTCTGTGCAAATCCACGACGTAACACCTCTTGTGCCCATATTGCAGCTTGTGTCAATTCTGCGGCAACTGGAGCTAATGCATCATAAACAAATGAACCTTGGCTTTTGTCATAATTGTCTGGTACATAGGACAACAATCTTGCTAATATTGTTTCAAACGTTTGGTCTGTCAAATATTCTGGTAAGTCCAACTTCTCACCCCCTCAACGTGACTGTTCCATCTACATTATAACGCACAGCCATAAGCTCGGGTCTATTAACGCCATCCTCGGTCAGCAACACTTCTTTTATAACAAGCACCTTATCAACCAAACTAACGCCTTCACTCAAACTTGGTATTGGAGCATTGTTCTCACATTCTTGAAATGTACTACCATCTACTGACGCATAAACCTTTACATCGCACCCTGCAGGAATATTTGCTTCCCATGAAATATTTGACCCATTACACGTTCCAAGGCTCTTTAAGTATATTGGCTTGCTTAACCTATAACCACCACGATAACCACCACGCCCGGCATTAAGGTTATTTTCAAATCCCAACTTATACGTGCAATACTCATTTAACGGTGCTGGCTGTCCTGAATTGTAAATGGCTTGTATTTCGGCATCAGTCAATGCTCGGTTGTAAATTGTCAAATCATCTATTATGCCATTAGCAAAGCGGCGTGTCTGCATATTACCAACCCACAATTGAGCATTTGTTATTTGCGGAGTAAGTACCATAGAATATTTAACACCATTAACAAACAAGTCTATAGTGTTAGAACTCCATCTCGCTACCAGATGATACCACGTGTTGATATTTACGGTATTGGGACAACTTAAATAAGTCCATATAGTTCCATTACCTACAGACAAATTGAACTTTGAAGCACTTATAAGAATAGCTAAAATATTTTTCNCAAATCCGCTTTGGTTTGAAACTATATTATGTGNTTCGTTATCTAAATACTTAACATTTACCCATACTGATATTGTTCCTTCAGCAACGTTCAATATGGACGTAGCATTATCAACTNTTAACACTTCNTTTNGNCTTGTTCCACTTACCCAACTGGTCGCATATGGCTTCTGCTCAATTTGGGCATTGTCAATTAAAAATATACCATCATCATAAAACTTAACTCTTAACGATATATAAGCCGTATCAGCTCTTGTGGTAATAGTCCCTGAAACCCTCTGCCAAGTACCATCTGCTGTTTTTGATTGCAACGTTGTTTCTTGTATCCACACACTCTCATTAAATTCTTCTGCCCTCAACGAATATCGCACCCCAGCTGTACCNTTAACATAGCAACTAAACGAATNTACGGTATTAGGAGATGCGGGAATATCTTTCCCTTCTGATACTACCTTTGTAATGAGATATATATCCCCTGTTGTATACCCGCTAATAACTACTCGGGCTGAAGTTTGACCAATATAACCATCTGTAGTAACATAATCTAACGTCGCATACTGCGAAGCACTCCCTTGTAACGCATACCCACTAACACAATCTGCTTGCGCTGACGTTAACAAATTGGTTGTTCCTTCTTCAATATAAATACCCTGACCAAACTTCCCTTGCTCATACCTTGGAGTGTTTGCTGCTACCTGTGTACCATCCATTTTATAGGCTACACTATTCCGTGTAAATGTAACTCCGACACTAGTTTGTGTATTGCCTATACAATCAGTTTTAGTAGATAGCGGCAGTACTTCTTCTACAACACCGTTGTTGTTGATGTCATCAACATCCTGTTGTACTACACATAACTTGTATGATGTTCCGTCACTTACATATAGTATACCACTATCTACTGAATTATCAGTGAGCATAGGTTTGCTAGTATATGGATTTCTAGGCTCTTGTTCAAATAACATCTTAAATTGAGGGTCTGACAACGATGTCGGATACAATACTGTATTTGTACCTAAAAGCACCTTATTGCTTCTATATAAACTTAGTGCTTTAGCTATTTCGTTAATATTCGATTCAAATATACTTCTTTTAGATAGCTTTTGTGAGTCTAAATATTGCCCAATCGCCATAGTCGTAAGTGCACCTATAATAAGTAGAACAATTACTAATTCTAACAAAGTAAATGTCTTTTTAGTCATATACTTTTTAGTCATATAATATATATAGCACACTATTGCCAACCTACACAATAGATATTGTTTGAACTATTTTTTAAATAGTACATTGTTAAGGTACCTGTATTTTGTCCTATTCTGTATTGTCCTTGTACTGTATACAGCGTATATCCTTGTGGTAAAGTATCCTGATTAGTCACTGTAGCGCTGTACATAGTGTCACCATAATACGTTAGTGTAGTGGCAGTCTGATTGTTCATGATTAGCATATAACCTAGACTGACAATAGATTGATTCCCATAAATTGATGCATAGTTTTCTGGCAACTTGGCGACTGTTATACTCATAGATGCCATATTAATCATAATTAGTCCTATGATAAAAGCTATTAATACAAGGAATATAACTGTATACAACAACGCAAATCCTTTTTTCAT